TCTGCGATGATTGACGAGGAAGTCGGTGCTGTGCTGGTACACCGGAGTGTTCAGAGTTTCTCCCGGCCATGTCACCATGTACTCGCCATGCCCCAGCACGACGCGAGGCGAAACATAGAGACGGTTCCCTGCCTTGCGGAACTGCCGCCAGAAGTGGATGTCGTCATCTGTTCTGCCGTCTCCCCATTCTCCGCTATCGTTGGGCGTTCCTACAAACCACGGCTTAGGAGTTCGCTTGAGTGCCGCAGTCGAGATGAACGTGCAGCCGAAGTGTGCGGTGTCTACTTCCTGAACTGGTGCGGCGAACCATTCGCGAGGCACTGTTGATACATGCTCGTCGCCGTCGAGCATCCCCTTCATCGTCAGCATCGGGCGACCATCTTCTCGCTTCGTCTGCAACCCTGTCACGGCGTCGCATTGAAACGTCATCGCAAGCGTCAGCAGATGCTCTATATCTTGCTTGGTGAAAAACGTGTCGTAGTCGATCGTGAGGATGTACTCGCACTCATCGACGAACTGCTCCATCACACGTTGGAGGCATTGACCCCAGAACGCCCCTGTCACCTTCGTCGGGCGAATGCCCAGCGGCATGAGTGCTTCGGCCCATGCGTAGAAGTTGTCCATGAAGCCGAGACGAGGAACGCTCATCACTGCCTCAACGCGAACATCTGCCGTCGTATCACCAATCTTGATAAGCATCTCGACTCCAATAAAAACGGGCAGACGCCAAAGTTGACGCCTGCCCGTAATGTTTACCAATCGCGATTGTTGGTCAACCGCTGACCGCAGCCTTGACGCCCTTGTCGGCGGCACTGTCAACGCCGTCCTCGCCCTTGCTCAAGCGGACGTTGCTGGCGATGACCGATGCGGCCTGCGGGGTTGCGTACACATTCAGGTAGCGATCGCGTCCTCGCAGGTCAACGTCAAACCGCACGACGTTGGTGTCAGTCGTGTTGCTGGGAGTCGGGATCGTGAACCCGCCAGAACCATCGCCGACGAACGCAGTGATGTCGCTGTAGGACGAGGTGGTATCGCCTTCCTGCAACTTCAGGGCGATTGCCACAGCACTGTTCGTGCCAGCGGCAGCGACCGGCTCAAAGACAACATCGACGCTGGCGTGACCGAATCCCAGCGTGTCAATGCTGTGCTGGTGGGTCGTCGCCGTGGTGATGTCAGCCGCCTCAATCTTGGTGACTGACTTCGTATTCTCAACGTGTTGCATTGCTATTTATCTCCGTGATCAGGATGCGAACTTGAGGGCAACGATCGGGCCAGCCACCGTCGTGCTGCCGAGATCATGAACGACGAGCGAGTTACGAGTCGTCGCGAAAGTAAGCGTCTGGTCGTACTCAATGTAACGCTCCGAAGCGGTGCGGATGCTGACCGCTCGCCGCTCACCGAACGTCGCAGCCTGTGCGAGATCACCGAAGAGGCAGGCAATCTGCTCGCCGGTCCCGGTGAGGTCGCTGACCATGCTATGCACGAGACGGACAGGGAAGCCGAGGAAGTTCAGGCCAGCACCGCCAGCGATGTCGCTGGCAGAGTTGCCGTTGCTCGCCATCATCAGGCGAAGCATGGACGAACCGTAGCCAGCCGGAGAAATATAAAACGCTGCATTTCGCCTCGCATAGAGAGGCAGTCGGCTCACCGCGTTGGTGAAGTCGAGCAGGTCGAGTGTGTCAAAGGTGTTATTGCCGGTGTCGGCGTCCACCACAGACTTCGTGTGATTGCCGTCGTCGATCTTGACAGTTGCACCGACAACTCCGTGGTAAGTGCTGGTGCCGTCGCCGATGAAGCCCGCGTCGTCGAAGGCTTCCGCAAACGACTGAGCGATTTCAACGGCCATCGCATCCGCGAGATCAATCACGGAGTCCTCAAGCAGCGAGTTCGGGACGCGATTCGCGATGCCCCAAATCTTCGCATTCAGTTGCACGTTGTCGAAGGTCACATCCGAGGTGCTGATCTCGGTGTTCTCGCCAACCGGGCGAGCCGTCAGGCCACCGGTGCGGCGAGCGATGATCATTGTGTCGGAGTTCATCGGCATCCGGCGAGCGAACTGAGGGAAGGCCCCATATTCTTCGACCAGACGGATGATCTCGTTGCTCATCTCGTCAGCCACGAGCACGCCACCGAGCGAGTTGATCGTGCCAGCCTGAGCCCGGCTCTCAACGCGATGATCTTCGCACCAGCGGCGGGCTTCGGCATCGCCGAACACATAGCCACGAATGTGCATTCCAGAGCGATAGGCTCGCTCTTCGGCATTCGGGCCAGTGAAGGCCCGCAGTTTGCCGACTGCCTTCGGCACTGCAAAGTGACGCACTTCAGGTTCCTCGTTATTGGTTACTTCGGTCTTCTTTTCAATGGCAGCGGCAGGAGCGGAACGCTCAAGCACGGCTCGCAGTTCCAGTTCTTTCGCCTGAATCCGCTCGCAGAATGCGATCTTTTCCTTGATCTTGTCGGCTCGCTCGGCGAGTTCGCGGAGGCTGGCCTCTTGCTCCTCACTCATCTCGGCAGAACTTTCGTCCATGCCTTCTTCCATCGCTGACATCTCAGCGACAACGGAGGCGAGTTCGTCGAGCAGGGTCTTGATCTTCTCTGCGTATGCCATGTGTTAATGCTCCTGTGTTCGGTGCGGCGGTCTATCGCCTGACCTGAAACTACGAGAGCATCACTCAAGCCATCCAGATATGGCGAGCGGTTTCTGTTCTATTTAGAACAGAGCGGATGACGACGACGAACATCAGCCGCCTCAACTACGGACTTTTCGTTGTGCCCGCAGTTATTGCATCGCAGGTAGCGAACCTGCAATGGTCCCGATGCGCGGCTTGAGATACATCCAAGGTATGCCTTGCGGCACTTCGGGCAGATGTCACCGGACTTCGCCATACTTCTCCAGCCACTCGCGGTACTCATTCGTCTTCGCAATCCATTGCGAACGCTTCTCGGATCGCTCTGCCTGCTGCTCGCGGAAAATGTCGTAGGAACGCTGTGCAACAGCCACGCCAGAGTCAGGGTATGCCGGATAAGTCACCGGCCCAACGTCATAAAGTTGCTCAATCTTCTTGACTGTGCGGACGCTGCGGCCCTCTTCAACGCTCCACTCCTCGCCGCCCTGAGCGATCGTGAACGAGAAGGAGGAACCTCGCACAATGCCGTTGGCAATGTTGCTGGCAATGTCGCGGCCGTAGGTCGTGTCAGGCACGGGGAACTCGTATCGCAGGCCGATCTCGTCAACGGTCATCCGCAGCGTGTCAGGGTAGCGAGCCAGCGGATAGTTGGCGTCGTGATTCCAGAGGGCTCGCGTTTCCAGCGGCTTCTTGCGTCCTCGTCGCTCGCTGACGAGGCTGAACGCACCGGGATCAAGCCGCTCAACGAAGTCGCCCATGTCAAGCGAATCCACGCCGAACTTGGCTGCGTAGCCAACGATCCACTGTTGCTTCTCTTCGCTGTCTTCGTGCTTGGCTCGCGACTCAACGCGGAGCAAGTCCTCGTCACCTGTCACTTTGATCGAGCGAACTTCAATAGCCATTGATCTCTCCTCGTCGTCTGCTGCGTTGATTTGTCTCACAAGTTTTTTTGACCATGACCATCCTGCGTCACCGCCCCACAGTGCCCATGCGATCCGACCGGCAGACGGGAATCCTGATTGGCTCGGGCTCCAGCCTTCGCCTTGTTTGTCGACTTCGTGCCGGTCGAAGTAAGCCTTCATTCTCTTTGCAGTTGATGGGCTGATCTTCGTCCCATTGCTCAGGTCGCGTGCGCGAGCAACGCCGACTGCCGTGCCGCCGCGTCCATATTCTCTTCGCCACTCCATACCTTTCTTCGCTTCTTCACGCACGCCGCTCGGTGGCGTGAAGTCGATGTGATCGTACTTGGCTCGCTCTTCCTCGGAGTATGCGATGTTGAGTGCCGTCAACTGCTTATTCGCATCTTCCTCAGTTTCGTGGCAGGCGACAACCTCATGCGGGTCGTCCTTCATAACTGCCCAAGGTTTTGATACAGGACACTGCTCGGTCTTCATCACATGCCAAGGCATCAGGAGAGGGCTCCGATCTTTGTCAGCGTGCTGGCTTTGTGCCCGACGCGAACGCTAGTCGGCACCCAGCCATCGGCGAGTTCTTCGTAGACTGTAATCAGGACAGCAGGATCATCCTCAGTTCCGGTGATCGTGAATGACGAATCAGGCACGTTGATCTCGCCGTCGCGAACGATGCGAGTAATCTTGCCGCGTCCTCGCCCTGTGCCGCTTCCCCACGACACGAAGTCACCAACACTGATGGAGTCCGGTGCGGCGCGCTCCTGCTCAGGTTCAGGCGTTGGAGGTGCAGCAGTAGATGTCCCTGCGAGGATCGCATCAATGATAGTCGGTTGCAAAGTTGGGAACGAAGCAAGCAGCAATGCTTTCGCAGCCGGTTTGTCGATCAGTCCGATAGCAACCTGATTGAGAATCTCAAGCAAGCCCGTGATCTGCGCCCCGTTGAGGGAAACCTCGGCAACCTGCGGTTCGTCTTCGGCTGGCGGCACATCTTGCGGCTTAACAACCGGCTCGTCTTGCGGCTCAGCAACCGGATCGTCTTGCGGCTCAACAACCGGCATGGCCGTCGCTGAGTCGAGCGTCTGCATGTTGAGTTGCACGAACCGAGTATCACCGCCATCGACCGGATCAAGATTCTCCCATCGCCTGATCTCATTGATCGACGCCACGCCAAGATTCCAGAGCGTCTGATAGTAAGATGCCCGTGCTGCGGCATCACCTCGCAGCAGGCCACGAGTATCAAACTCGGCGAAGTATTGGCGGTCGCTAATCAGGTCGCGGGCGATGCTCGTCTCAAAACGTCGCAGCCACGGCAGCAGGGTGTGCTGCACGAAGTCGATG